CTTTGGTTTAATTATCCTCATAGACAACAAAAAACCTCAGCGTGCTGCGAACCACCTGAGGCATGACCCACAACTTAACTGTGAGTGAAATTATTATGAACAAAAACCCAATTCAAAGCAACTTGCCGGAATTCAATGCTTCACCCATGACTTCCGAAAAGCTGTATCAGCACCCAGTGCCTTCACCTAAGCCACATTGGTTGAGCAACTTCTCTGCTCTATTGCTCCTTATCTCTATCTTCATTGGTCTAGCTGCGATGTTTACCTATGCTGCGGATCAGGAAGCTGCTTATCAAGCAGAAGCGATTGCTAAGGCCGCTGGGGGTGCAAAATGATTTTAAATTCTGCTGATCAAATTTTTGAAGCACTCCTGAATGGCCAATCGGTCTACTGGTGTGAGTGTGGCTCTGATGACTGGTCTCCTTTAAATGATCGAACTCAAATTAATTTTTGTGGACCTTTACACTGGTTTCCTGCAATTCAAAGCAGATGAGCTACCTGTAGTGCCAATGCCGATTGAGTTCAACTCAACTCATCGCTATTTCTCTGAATACATCAAGACCTTTGAAGGACTTGAAATCTATCGAGTGGGTAAAACCCGTGCAAGCTATTTTGCCCTACGTGTCAAAAGTTCAGGAACTATTTCTGACTATTTCTGCAATACGCAGATCTACTCCATTCAGTCTAATGGTTCATTGAAGAAGATGGATAAATCTCTTACTCCGCAGTGGATCTTAGATGGATTAGAAAATGCGCGTGTTGCTATGCGCAAGAACAAGCGTCATCAAGTTTTAGAAAGTACCGGCTTCTTTGCATCGGAAGACTATAAGAACTTTAAGCGTAATAACCGTCCTGCAGGAGTACGTTGAGATGGCGATTAATATTATTCCAGCGAATCAAGCGCTGCTAGTTCAGGCAATTATTGTTTATCTGTATGCCGATCCGGGCTTGGGTAAAACCTCTATCGGCTTTACGGGTGATAAAGCTATTTCATTCGACTTTGACAAAGGTTCCCACCGTACTGGTGAACTTCGTCGCGGTGCTGTAGTTCAGGCTCACCAGTGGTCTGATGTTGCAAACCTAACAATGGCCGATCTTGAACCGTATAACACCATTGTGATTGATACCGTCGGTGCAATGCTTGAAAGCATCAAAACCCATTTAATGCTCAATGCGACCAATAAACAGAAAGATGGATCGTTAAAGCTTAAAGCCCAGGGCTTGGCCAACAACATCTTTAAGCAGTACGTGAATACTCTGATCGCATCTGGAAAGGATGTGGTGTTTATTGCTCACGCTTCTGAAGATCAAAGCGGTGACCAGGTAATTTATCGCCCTGATCTGGGTGGTAAGAACCGAAATGAGCTATATCGCATTGCTGACATTATGGGCTATTTGACCACAGTCACTACTGGTGAAGGCAAGAATGCCCGGGTGATTAGCTTTAAGCCTTGCCCTACCCATCACGCTAAAAATGCGGGTGGTTTAGGTGGTGATACTGGTGAAGTGTGGGTGCCAGATCTAAAGACCAGTCCTACATTTCTGGCCGACCTCATCAAGCAAGCTAAGGACCATATCAACACCCTGACACCTGATCAATTGGCCGCAATCAAGGCCCAAGAAGATCTAGAAAACTGGGTACAAAGCTGTGGTGAGGCCCAATATGCGAGTGATCTAAATCAACTCACTCAGTCTCTTGAAGACACTCACCTGTATTACAAAAACATGCGTGCCGAGCTGGTTCGTCGTGCTCTGGAAATGAAGTGCATATTCGATAGACAGCGCAACGCATGGACAGATCCACCAGAGTTTAATGGCATTTCTGATGAGCAGCTTGCCGATCTACAGGACTTTATCGATACCTGTGGGCTTGATGCAAAAACAGTGTGTGAACACTTGGGGCTTGATGCTCTCAACCAGATAGAAGCTTCTAAATTTGAAGCTGTAAAAAATGAAATAGAACAAGTAGCGAAGGGAGCAATGACAGCATGAAAATTCTAAATAGCAAAGAAGCTTTTGAAGCAATGATGGCTGGCCGAAATATCATGTGTCGTGCAGCTGGTGAGTTAATGGATTTTGATGACCTGTCTCAATTCCCGGCTACGATTTTCGCTATGCCAGGCTATGAGTTCTGCATCAAGGTTGAAACAATGGAGCTGGCTGGTATTACCTTCACCAAGCCTTTAACTCTTGATGATGTCGTAGAAGATCAGGAAATCTTTATTATTCATCCTGACCATATCTCACAGATTAAATACAGCAAACAGTGCATGGAGTATTTCAAAGCTGTCGACAATGGTTTTGCTCAGGCGGATAAAGAAAATGCCGAATTACAATTGGTTGCAATGGGTGAACTATTTGGTCGAATGATTGTCTATCCTCCAACTATAGACAATACAGGCAAACCTAAAAAGAGACGCTCAACCAAAGCTAAGAATGAGACTGAACAGGCTAGCATTCCAGCTGGCCCAGGTGATGCTGTACCAGATATTGAAAAACAGCCTGAGCCAGAGCTGATTCAGCCTATTGAAGCCATAGAGCAAGAAGCCACTATTAATACTGAAACTCCAGTTACAGAAATTGAAGCGGATTCAGTTGAAACCGACCGGGTAAAGCTTGTTGAAAAGTTCACTGCACAAATTGATCAGTTTACTAAGGAGGATGACGTTCTTTCATTCCGTCACGTATTTCTGGCCAATGGACACTTAGATCAAAAAGATCAACAGCACTTGTGCAAACTGACTGAAGACAAACTTCTTGAGCTGGATCCTGAACAATACACGCCTAAGGCTGAACCTGAACCAATCCTAGAAGAAGTCATTGAAGTCGCGCAACCAAGTTTGATTGATCAAATTGAAAATGCCGCACGCAAACAAGCATCAGTGGAAAGTGCTGAACATGGTAGTACCCCTATTGATCTCTTCTACAAGAAGAAAAAACAGGTTCTGATCAATCGGATCTATGACATGGATTCAGTAGAAACTCTAGAGCGATTAGCACCAGCGATACCTGCAGCTAAATTACTTCCAGCTGATCATCAGGAGCTACTCAGTATTTATGCTCAGCGCAAAGATGCCTTGATTCAAGCTGCTGAAACTGGGGAGGCTTCATGAGTTACTCCTACTCTTCAATGACCCGCGTGCTGCTTGTGCAGCACAAAGGTCGGGTTAGAACTTACCGCAACATCAACCTATTCGGTATTGATGATTGCCTTCGAAATTTTGCGAACACCTGGGGGTACAGATGATCTTCAGAATTAAAAAGAAGCATGAAGTTGGCTTTAAGCTTTGGCTAGAAAAATTGGGTTATGCCAAAAATGAACTTGCGGATGGCAGCTCGACATTTAGCGGCAAAGGCACACGCAAGACACTGAGTTACGTGCTCTTAAAGAAAGATTTAACAGGTAATGCGGCATGTCAGGTGCTATTTCATGAATATGAAGAGCACTTGGATAACCCTGATTATTTAGATGTGAAGGTGGCGTGATGGATAGCAAGAACCAAACAATTGAACCCACCCCATATGACGATGCGCAATGGCTCTGGTGCGCTGATTGGTGCAAGAAAAAAGGATTAAGCCCATATGATTCTAAGAACTGGGCAGATGCAAAGTTTGAATACTTGAAGGCTCAAGGAGAAAAACAATGACTGATATTCAAAAACCATGTGAGCCTTCTGAAGATAGCAGTATCGATAAACAAGTAAGCGTGATGGATCAATTCATTGCTGACGGTGGTTTTGATCAAGCTTTTAAAGATGTATTTGGATTGCCGGAGACGGTAGTAAGAAGGTTAAAGGAGGTGTCATGAGTGAATCTGAACGTGATTTACTCGAAGCTATCTTTGATGAGATGCAGGAGCTTAAAAGAGCAATGGCAAATCAAGATGAGCGCCGAGTAAGTATCAAGGAATTTGCGAAGCGGATGAATATGAGTGAGCCGACTTTGTATGACCGGATTAAAAAGGGAGAGATTGACCAACCAAGTAAAGATGGTCCACGAAGTTACTATCTAAATAGTTATGTGAACGAAGTTGTCACAAGGCATTCAAAAACTGGTAAAGTAGCCGCTTGATTGAGCGGCTTTTTAATGCCTGTAAAATCAGTCACTTTTCTAAAAGTGAGTAACATAGTGAGTAACGATTAGAAATAAAGATACTCATTTTCATAATTCTCAAGAGGTTACGTGCGATATGCTTCTCATGATCGACAACTATGACTCCTTTACTTATAACATCGTCCAATATTTTGGCGAACTGAATCAAGAAGTAAAAGTAGTCCGTAATGATGCCGTGACATTGGAAGATATAGAGCGATGGCAACCTAAGTATTTAGTGATTGGCCCCGGCCCGTGCTCGCCAAGTGAGGCAGGAATTTCTATTCCTGCCATTCAGCATTTTGCTGGCAAAATTCCTTTACTGGGCGTTTGTCTTGGTCATCAAAGTATTGGGCAGGCATTTGGCGGTGATATCGTGCGTGCCAAACGTGTCATGCATGGCCGTCTGTCTGATATGTACCACAGTGATACCGGGATTTTCAGCAATCTCCCTTCTCCATTTCCTGCAACGCGCTATCATTCACTGGTGATTGATCAAGCCACCTTGCCCGAATGTCTGGAAGTGACCTGCTGGACCAATGAAGCTGACGGCTCTATGGAAGAAATTATGGGTGTGAAACATAAGACATTGCCGGTCGAAGGCGTGCAGTTCCATCCCGAATCGATTCTGAGCCAGCATGGTCATCAAATCTTTAAAAACTTTCTCGAAATTTATGCCTAAGAACACCTTATGAATATTCAACAAGCTTTAAGCAATATTACTAAAAACATTCACCTGACTCAGGATCAAATGCAAGACGTGATGCGTGCCATCATGTCAGGCGAAGCGACCGATGCCCAGATTGGTGCCCTGCTGATGGGCTTACGTCTTAAAGGCGAAAGCATTGATGAGATTACCGCAGCTGCACGTGTCATGCGTGAACTTGCCACTAAAATTGATGTCAGTGACATTCCTTATCTGGTCGATATCGTCGGCACAGGCGGTGACGGTCAAAACCTGTTTAACGTTTCTACTGCCTCTGCATTCGTGATCGCAGCAGCCGGTGCAACTATAGCCAAACATGGTAACCGCGGCGTTTCGACCAAATCAGGTTCGTCAGATTTGTTGGAACAGGCCGGGATTAATCTGGACCTGAATATGCAGCAGACTGAACGCTGTATCCGTGACGTTGGTGTCGGTTTCCTGTTTGCACCGAATCATCATCAAGCCATGAAATATGCAATCGGTCCACGTAAAGAACTAGGGATTCGCAGCATTTTCAATTTACTTGGTCCGCTTACGAATCCGGCTGGAGTAAATCGTTTAGTCATTGGCGTATTCTCTAATGAACTCTGTCGTCCTATTGCCGAAGTCATGAAACAGCTCGGTGCTGAACATGTGATGGTAGTGCATTCACGTGATGGTCTGGATGAAATCAGTATAGCCTCTTCAACTCATGTCGCTGAACTGAAAAATGGCGAAGTCACGGAATGGGACATTATTCCTGAATCGGTCGATATTGAGTCGCAAACCCTGACCGGACTGATTGTGGAAGACTCTGCGCAAAGTCTGGCTTTGATCAAAGATGCGCTGGGCAAGAAGAAATCAGACATCGGTGATAAAGCAGCGAACATGATCGCGCTGAATGCCGGCGCAGGTATTTATGTCTCCGGTTTAACCAGCAGCTATAAGCAAGGTGTTGCACTGGCACATGACATTATCTACGGCGGTCAGGCACTTGAAAAAATGAGTGTGCTGTCTGAATTTACCAAAACCATTAAACATTACGAAGCTTAATTCGGTCAGGGATTTTGATCATGGTGGATATCGCAAACACAATTTTAGGTAAAATTGTTGACCGCAAAAAAGAAGAATTTGCCCTACGTTTAAAGCAGAAAAGTTATAAAGATCTGGAAGAACTGGCACAAGGTGCATCACCTGTGCGTGGTTTTGCCCAGTCTTTACTCTCGAAACGTCCGGGCGTCATTGCTGAAATTAAGAAAGCTTCGCCATCTAAGGGCATTATTCGCGAGAACTTTAACCCTGCGGAAATTGCAGCACAGTATCAGGAGGCAGGTGCAGCCTGTTTATCGGTGCTGACCGATGTAGACTTTTTCCAAGGACATGATGACAACATTCAGA